TTATTTAATTTTTACATAATAAGGACTAGCTGTGATATAGAATACATTACCCTTACTATTCTTCACTTTATATTGCTGCGAACCATTTACAGACAATTTATCGATAATTGTAAATCCTAATCCTGTATCGACTGTACCTGCAGCATAACTTTTATTCCACGTAGGACGATCATAATAATTTAAACTATTAACCTTTGATTCTACTCTCTTACCTACTACAGATGCATCTTGTCCACTGTTATATCGAATGTAGGATGAATCATAATAAATCCATTGGTTTCCTCCAAGATTCAACCAATTCCCTAACTTACCCCAAACTTTATACGATTCACCTTTTTGCAACTTACGAATTACACTATTGCTTGTGGATGGACCAGACCGAAGGTTAACATTTTGACCATCAATATAAGCCACTCCACTTGCTTCTGTTACGTTTCCTGAAGGTTGTTGTGGTTTTGCTTCCACAGTGACAGATTGACCGTTATATGCCTTTAAAACATCATTTCTAAATTGAGATTCTGATACGTCATGACTTTTCAAATAATCAAGTGGGTCCTCATGATCTGTACCACCTAATTTGTAAGTGATATCTTTATGAGTCCACAATCCAGCGCTCGGATGGATATTTCTATCTTTTAAAATTTTCGCAAGTAACTTTACATATCTTTCATATGACTTCTTAAATTTAATAGGGTCACTTGTTTCAGATAATTCCACATGAACAAATCGTTTATTGGCAGCTGGACCCGCTCCCCATGCTTGATATTTAGTAGAAGCAATTTGAATATTTTCATCCCAATCTGTTGCATAATGAACGAATGCACTACGCCATGTTCTAGCTTCATAGTTTCTGATATTAATAGCAGGAGCTTCTGGCGTTGCTGTAGAATGTGCCACAACGCCTTCATATGCACCGACACCATATCTATATCCTTGCTTTGGTAAATCCGGAATAATCATTTCCCTATCTGCAAAAACATTTCCTACAGATGTAAATATAATCATAGCAGCCATAGAAATTGAGACTAATAATTTAATAGATTTTTTCATTTTACAACTTCCCCCTTTTTCTTCATATAAAAAGCCGACTCATAAAGAGCCGGCAATTTCATCGATTTATTTTTACGCTTTCTTCACTTTATACCACCAATTTCTCTCATCTAACCACGCTTTAAACTTTCGAAATTCTACTGGACTTAGTACACTTGTCTCTACAATAGGGTTTGTACCATCGTTCGAAAACTGAATTTTAGCCTGTACTTTATTCTCCATGAAATATCGTGATACTTCCGTGACTTTGTTGATTCCTAGTCCACCTGTCACAATGTAGTTTCCTTTATCCTCTTTTCCTAAAAACCACTCTAAACTCTTATCTCCATTTAAAAGATTTAAATCCACTGTTCCTACTCCTTCCACATATCCTTTATCCGTGTATTGCCATAAATCACATGGGTAATCAGGTTTGACTTGCGGTGTACCATCATTTGTTCCGTATCGTGGTAACCAAATGAAATCAGCTTTTACATCCTGTAAACCATAAGAGCCATACATATGATGAGATACATATAATCCTACTTTCCATCCTTCAGCTTTGCATGTATCAATGAAAGCTTGTGATGCTTTTGCTAAATCTCCTAAATTACCTTTACTTTCCATAGATGCTACAGTATCGTCTTCCACATCTAAAACCAGAAATTTAGCATTAGAACTAACTCTGGTCATAAAATCTTTCGCTTCAACAATTGCGTCATTTACACTCACATAGCACCCATAAGCATATGCTGCATGTGGAATACCACGTTTCTCTAAATTTGCAACATGATCGTTATATAATCCATCTACTGTAAGTGATCCGTACTGTACACGACAAATTGCTAAATCTAATTGTGGTGATGCTACCTCCCAATTAATTTTGTCGTTCCATTTTGAAATATCTACAATGTGTTTTGTCATTACTGAACATCTCCTTCGAAAATTTTTTGTTTGATTTCTGATACATCTTTAGAAATAGAAGTAAAGGCATTAGCTTGCGTTTCAATTACCTCTTGGTTCTTTTCAATTACCTTTTGATATTTGTCTTCACGCTGTTCATTTCTCTTGTTGTTTGTCCACAATAGCCATCCTGCAAGCATTGCCCATGACCCTTGCTGTAAGAACAACTTGAAAATTTCTTCCTCCATCGTTCTCACCTCCTTTCAAGCAATAAAAAAAGACCAGCTTATAACTGCTCTGTAGATTCCGTTTGTTCTGTTGTTTCTCTTTCTTCCTCGGTTGTTGGTGGTGTAACAGGCTCTGTTGGTTCTTTTGGTTCTTCTTTTACAGGGACAATTTGTTTTATATCGATTCTAGAAAAGATATAATCACCAATTACTACTGTAATAGTATTACTACTGTTCAATTGTTCATTTAGGAAAATTGGATCATAATCGTTTGTTGTAATCTCAATTACTTTTCCACCATTCGTATGAACCTCTACTTTTTTAGTACCTTCCACATTAGAAATACTTAATGGGATAATACGTTTCACATCGATACGCTGAATAATAAAATCACCAATCAATACCGTGATTAAATCGTTATCATTTAGTTTCGTATTCAATGTTTCTGCATTATATACTTCAGTTTGTACTGTGTGCTTTAATCCGCCTTGTGTATGGATTTCAATTGTTTGCATGTTCAGCCATCTCCTTTTGTAATTTCTCTGAGTATTTAATATTACATTTATCAAAAATCCCTTCCGGTTCAGCTCCTACAATTGGCTCATCTACCGTAATTGTTACATTCATAATAATAGGTGTATTACCAACTAACTTTTTTATCAATGCTTCTGTCTCTTTGTTCATTTTAGAATGTACCTCCTATACGTGATTGAATGAATAAACGTGAAATAATATTGGCATTAACTCTTCCTAATTTATCAGGAGTAATAGTTATTTCATGCCATTTGTTACGTTCAATCTTCCCTCCACCATCTTTAGATAGATACGGGATAAGATTAATATTCTGTGCTGATGTAGAGTCCACAGGGACTATATTTCCATCTACCTTTACTGTTACTCTACTTGGTTTCTCTGATAGCTTGTATATACCATGTTGAATATCATGTGTGTGGTCAGGCAAAGTAATGGTATGTGTGTGATTAGGAATATTGATTTCATGCGTATGATTTGGAATGTTAATCTCATGTGTATGATTCGGAATCGTAACACTATGCGTATGTGCTGGTATAGTTACACTGTGAGAATGCGCTGGGATATTCACTTGATGTTTATGAGATGGAACAGTAACTGTATGTGAATGTGAAAAATTATCACCATTGATAACAATCTCGTGTAAATGGTTTCCCCAATTCTCTGAACCGATACTATTTTCCGGAACACCAGACATTAAATGCATCTCTGCAAATGATTTTTGCGTTGTACTTGGTACCGCTCCTCCACCTGCTTCACTAGTAAATGAACCACCTCCACCTGAAGTAGAGGTTTGTGTACTTCCTCCACCAGAACTAGAAGTTTGTGTAGATCCTCCTCCGCTTGAAGTCGAGTTTACAACTCCACCGCCTGAACTCGTTGAATTCACGACAGCTCCACCCGCAGATGTAGATTCTACAATTGCACCTCCACCTTTTGTAGCTCTACTATACGCCCTGAATTCTTCGGTTTCATACGTTAAAATAAGTGAGTTTATATTCACCAGGTCTTCTGGTAAAAAGAACTTAATTACAGCTGGGTTCTCCGGGTCGCAATTATCGTTATAATCATGCGAATCAATATTAGTTGCACCTTGTGAATACGTCTCATTAATCTTTTGCCTACGCTCCAAATCAGCTTGTGTTGTCCCTAAATCTTCAATAGGATCTCCAATCACCAAACTCATATTTAGCGGGTTACCATTAACGTCAGATTTACTTTTCTTCATTAAACGTACATCCACTTTCACCCCTAACTCTGCATCATCAATACGAATTAATTTACCAACCTCATATTTTTCTATTTTGTAAGGGTCAATTAACTCATAATCAATAGATTCTACAGAATAAGAAACCTTAGGAATGCATTTTTTATTTAGAAGTGCTTGTCCTGAGCTAAATAGGGCATCTACATTTTCGAAACGTCTGTCTACCCATATATATTTTTGAATACCATATTTATCGATAATATGCTTTGGTGCCTCAATATACTCTTTCTTTGTAGGGTTAACCTTAGTAATATCTAATTGATTAACTCCCTCACCATATCCGAGAGGATAAATTCTAGTGATAATGTCTGTAGGATCTTCCTCTTTACGAATTCCTTTGAGGTTCTTTCTATATCTAATTTCACCAGTTATTTCATTACTTGCTTTCACAAGATTCAATGTCCAAGGATAGTCCTCCACATAATCATCCCAAGTCCATTCATACGGTTCATCAAATGGTTTTGGAACACTAAATAAAGGTCCTAATATTGTATTTTCATGTTCCCAACTGTAATGAAAATATCTTGTGAAATCGCATTTACCTAACTTCCAATGCTTTGTTTCTTGTTGACTCAAAAGATATTCAATTACATCTTTTGTTGTATAATTCGATAATTGATGGTAACGAAAAAGCACGTCACTTAGCAAGGTAGCCAGAACGTGCTCACATTTATATGTTACCGTTTTTGTATTTTCATTTTTCACAGTTTCTTTTGGAAGGATGCGAAACATTCCTATTCGCTTACCATTATCAAATAGTTCAAGGAAATCAAATGCGGTTATTTCTTCATCTTTTAAATCATTTAAAGGTAATGAAAAAGCAGCCGTCCATATTGAATTGAACTGCTGCTCGTAACTAATTTTAAAAGCATTTTCTAAGTATGCTTTTAATTTTAATTGTTTATTATATAGTTTTATATGTTTCACCAGTATCACCTAATTCAGAGTATCTATTCTGTATCTTACTTTTTGCCGCCATACTTCACCTTTTGCAGCTGTATAATTACCACAAAAGTCGTAGTAAACTTTATTGTAGTTAACTGGATTAGCAATCCAAGACCCTTCGTCACTTAACCACATATTTCTTTCGAGAATTTCCACATCTGCGCTAATCTTAGAAGATCCAGAGTACAGCCAATTATGTTTTACACCTATTCTTTTTGTGTTCAAATCGTGGGTAAATCCATCTTTAGATACATCATATACTTTCAGATCATAGTCTCTGTATGCTCCACTCGTGATTTGTTGTCCAGTTGCACCATTTTCTAATCGTCTGATAGGAAACATACATAAAAACCCTTGTGTTAAAGTGAATTCTTCAAGGAATTGTACCTCGTTATCTATCTCTAAACCATTTTTACTAAAGGTATATTGTCTCATAGATGTACCTACTTGTTGTAATTCACCATTTGTCCAAACAGTATCTCGGTACAATTTAGATTTATAAACAAACTTTAATTCTTCACAGGCTATTTGTTGAGAAGCATCCGTTTTCGCTAATACTCCATCAATAAATAGATGTGCACTAGTCATAATTTGGTCGCCATGTATTGCACCACCAATGTAATCTGTCGCTCCCTTTTCCCTTAATGCTAATTCGAATTCACCTGGAGCAACAATTTGTCTAATATGATTAAATACAAATTCATCCTTTCGTTCTACCTCGTAAACACCATTAATTCTCCACACATCATAATTTGAACCAGCTGCAGTAACGTCAATTCCTTTCACCTGGTGTTCTAAAATATAATGAATATATCTGTTTGAACCTTCTATAGAACCTTTAGTATATATATTTATTACGTTCTCAGTTCGGTTAATAATAAGCTTATCTTCAACAAATTTTTTCTTTTGCATTTCCTTTGATAAATACCCTTGTACTTTACCTTTATAGCAACCAATCAGAATGATTTTACTATCATTTACAAACCCATTTTTACCGTGCGTTACACTACTCATATACCCATTACCAGTTGTTACATATGGTGTATATTCGTCATTTGCAGCAGATAAATCAACTACCAATGCTTGCATATCTGGCACTCTTAAATTTGAAACACCCTTTATTTTTTTCATGCCATAGCCAGCACCTTGCCAAATATACGCTTCATCAAAAGAAATCGTGAAACTATTATCAGGGTTGCGCTTAACATCAGTAAGGTTCCCTAACACCTCAAAAACTCCACGGTCAACTCGATTTTTACTTTCCTCCGATAATTTTTCAACAGATACCGGCTCAGCTGTTTTCTTTAGTGCGTCATTCGCATTTTTAATTCCTTGATTAATCTTATCTACCCCTTGTGGTAGTTCGTCAGTTAATAAAACTAGAGGCGCATCTGCCATCTTCATCACCCCCTATTTGTATTTCCCTCTAAAGCTAAGTGTCAATTGTACCGCCACATCAGTACCGCCAATTTCAACTTTATTTTCACCAGGGTTCAGTTCTATCATTTCAACATTCCCTTTCATTTCATATAAATAATTTTGTCCATTCTTCATAACCGTATATCTTTCTGCATCGATTACTATAATTCCGTTAGTTAAATCTCCAAAAGTAAAAAGAGCACCATTTATTCTAAGTGTTAATGATTTAGCCCTCCCGAAAATCTCAATGACAGGCCTTACGACTAAAGAACCTATATTATTAACATTTAAAGTCGTATGTCCAAACACATCGTACTGAGATGGTTTATGACCGAATGTAATTGGTGTTACAAAAGGAATTTTACTTCCCCAAGTGATTTTATCGTCACTTTTCATAACAGAATAAGCACGTGGATCATATGCAACTAAAGGTAATACAAATTTCCCATCTTCCGCTAATCTATCTGGAGTAATTTGTTGTGCTAATTCTACATAATAAAATTTACCTGGGTCATAGTCACGTATCATCTTGATTTGTCTTGGTCGACCATACTTATCAAAGAAAAAGCCAATAAACCTTTCAAATTTCTTCTGCATATCAAAATGAAATCTCTCCATGATTATCAAAGGATACGAGAATTCTTTCTCTTTTATTTCAATCCCAAACGGAATAACACCCTCTCTCCCAGGAATACTATATGTTTTCCTAGAAAAAGAAGGTGTTAATGGGTCATCGTATCCTGGTTGACAATCAAAGCCAAAGTCCTCAAATCTATATTTATCATCTAATGTAATCATATAATCACTCCTTGAGCACGAGCGCTAATTCTATTGTTCTGATTTAGCTGCTTACTCATACCAGGAGCAAGTCTTGTATTTAATTCCTCAGAGTCCACATAAACATGAACTACGATATCGCCATTGGTTTGTGGCATGGTATCAGCGATACCTTTACCAATTGCACCAAGTGTTTTCTCGTTTAAAGGTAAAACGCCCTCTGGTCCAGCTTCTCCGGCTCCTTGTAAATTCGCACCGTTCATTCCGAAAATAGTTGGACGGGTGAAAATACCACCTTTAGCACGCCATTCCACACCGATACCAGATGGATAAGAAATTTCTTTACCTGCAATAGTTTTGGAACTAGTCTGCAGACTGAAATGTGGAAGTTTCGGCATTTCAGGTTTAGGAATTTTTAATTTGAGTCCCTCAAAGAATCCTTTGATTTTACCCACAAATTCTTCTACTTTACCGACCGCTTCTTTGATTGGATCAATAATAAATCGTTTCGCTGCTTCAAATTTTTCTTGTGCTGCATTCTTTACAGAATCAAATTTTTCTTTAGCTGAATTATATAAATCAGTAAATTTTTGCTTAGTTGAGTTGTAAGCTTCAGTTATTGGATCAATCACATATTTTTTCACTAAATTCCAAGCCGTAAGCGTATAGGATTTTATAGTTTCCCAGTTTGACAATATCCAGTTAGCTAAATCACCAAGTTTTTGCTTTGTCCAATTCCACAATTCTTGAACTGGTTGAATGACATACTGTTTTACCAAATTCCACGCTGCAAGTGTATAAGATTTCACTGTTTCCCACTGTGAATTTAACCAAGAAACTAACTCACCGAACTGACTTTTACACCAGTTGTACGCTTCAGTAATCGGATCAATAATATACTTACTTATTAAGGCCCAGGCAATTTGTGTACCTGCCTGTATTAATAACCAACCTGCTTCTAAAACGACAGATATCGCCGAAATAATTGGATCTAAGATGGTAAGTATCGTATTCCAAGTTTCTTGCCAGACTTGAGTCAGTTGACTCCACAATTCAGATGCAGTCGTGACAAGGTTCGACCACCAAGATGATGCAGTTTCGACAATTCCAGACCATAAATCACTAAAAAACTGACCTATTGGGTCGAAAAATTCATGCATCATTTCAATGAATGACGACCATGCATCGGAAAAGTACTCAACTGTGGAAGACCACCCATCACTACATGCCTGAACTATTCCCGACCACAATTCACCAAACCAATCTTTAAATTGTGACCACTTTTCGGTAAGCCAGTCGGTTATGGCACCCCAGTTTTTTATAGCCCAAATAACGCCCGCTATTACAGCAGCTACTCCAGCGATAACAAGCATGACAACTCCAAGCGTTGTACCTAACACACTAACCGATACTACAACTGCCGCAATGATGGGAGCCAAAATACCTACTACAGCTATTAATCCAGCAAAAACATAAACAAAATTTTGAATCGGCTCTGGTAGTTTAGTAAACCCATCAACTAAAGTTTTAATTCCCTCTACTACTGGCGGTAAAACATCTTTAGTTAATTCAGCAAGCTTCTTTCCAAGTGGTTCAAAGGCTGCTTGTGTTTCTCTTAATGCTTTTTGAAATTGTTGACCAAGTGATTCTTCCTGAAGCTTTTTCATTTCCTCCATACGGCCATTTACATCACCTAGACCACCGTTTACATCAGTAAGACCTAATACAGCTTTCGCACCCATGTCTTCCCAACGAGTAGCAAACAAGCCAACTCCAATTTGATTCTGTTTTACCTTGTCATCCATGCTTCCTAAATCGCCTATTACAGCTTTAAACACATCGGCGGCTGTTGCTTTACCATCATTAAATGATTTCCAAACCGCTTGCGTTTCCTCGGAAAGATCAGCAAACGCATCCGCTGTACCTTTTGATCCGTCTTGTACTTTCTTTCCGAATTCAGCAACTGTATCATTGATATAATCCAAATTATAAGCACCGTCACGTGTTCCATTCGCAAGAATGGTGAACATCTCTTCAGCTGAGAACCCTGCTTGTTTGAAGAGGGGAACATATTCTGAAAGGTTGTCAAACAATTCATCCGAGTAATTAAGACCTTCTTGGGCAGCTGCTGCTAATAAATCAAATGTTTTCTCTGTAGATAATCCAAACTGACTCATTACTTGTCCGGCACCACGCGTAGCTTCATTTAAGTCCACATCATAGACTTTAGCTAATGTTAAAACATTTTCAGATGCACCTTGTAATTCTTCATGCGGAACATCACGCATATTTTGAAAGACTTTTATAAGAGCTTGATCAACTTCCTCAAGACTTTCGCCAAACCCCTTTTTCCATACGTCTTGCGAAATCTTACCTAGATTCTCTGCACCTTTTTGAGTTAATCCTAATGAAGATTGTATTTTCCTTTGTGATCTATCAAAATCAATTGCTATGCCCACAGTTGATTTACCTAGTTCGATTAACTGTTGTGACATCCCTTGTAGTATTTGAGTGGCTTCCATCATGTTGTGCAAGTCTAATTTTTTCCCTAGTTGCTCCATACCATCTGCGGCTTGTGAACCACTTTGACCAACACTATGCAAAGAATTCTCAAATTGTTTCAGCGTAGTTTTAGCTTGATTTAACTTCGTTTCAAGTTGCTGTACTTCTGTAGAGTTCTCACCATATACACGCTTTGCTGCACTCAATTGTTGTTCTAAATTGTGGATGACTCTATCGGTCATTTCCATTTGTTGACGTAATTGTTTCTGCGCTAATTCCAACTTATCAGCTTCACTAGCATTTGCTCCTAGTTCGGCATTTTGAAGCTTAAACGAGCTCGTCAGGCGCTTTTGTTCCGCTTCTAGTTGTTTAGTATTAGCTTCAAGTTTTTCCATGTCTCCACGTGCTTCTCGTGCTTCAATCGCTTGTTCTGAAAGACCATCATTTACTCTTTTCATTGCATTATTTAGTGAGGTTTCAGCACGTTCGGCATCCAGTAATTTACCGTACATTTTATTGAGCTGTTCGGCGGTTGTATTAGTATCCTTAGACATTGCTTCATATTCAGCACGTAACATTGATGTACGTTTCTTAGCTGCTTCCATTTGAATTTCTAATTTTTTCTTTTCCGCTGCTAATTTATCAGTCATTGTGGCATCTTGACCCATTGCTGCAATATGATTCTTGTATTCTTTCGCTGCATTATTCATAACCATGTTAATTTGCTTCAATGTCTGAGCATACTGAACTTGACCATCCATTTTAAAATTAAGAACAACGTTTCTTTCTTTATTCCCTGGCATATTTTCACCTCATTTCTTAATAGAATGGAGTCTGATCTAAATAAACTCTTTGTGGTTTTGCTGCTTTCTCTTCAAGTGCATCAGGATTGTTGTATCTGAGATGCATAATGTATTGCTTTAAAAAATGATTAGGAGTGATTTTCCAAAAGTCATCCATACTCAAACCGAGCAATGTGTTACCAACATAAAAATAAAAATCCCAGTCTAATTCAGACTGAGATTCCTTGGTAAACACATTCTTTACTTTTTTTCATCCTTCTTTAACTTCTCCATATCTTCGGTTTGGAAGTTTTGGTTGTTAAAGATATCCCATACTACTTGGAAGATACCAGGTACATCATAAAGTGGAATTGCATGCTTAATTTCTGTAGGTGTGCATTCTGTCCCTCCACTACGTACCATTGCATAAATTAATGAACGCATTAGTTTAGCTTCTTTTTCTCCTAATGAGAAGCTGCCTTGTTTCACCATATCGTTCATTTCTTTTTCAAATTCATGATATGGTTTCCCATAAGATTCTTCCACATAAGGGAATGATTCAAACGAAAAAATAACAGGGATTTCTACGCCCTGTATTTTGATTTTATTTATATTTATTTCAACATTAACTAAATCACTTAAACGTACCATATTATCACTCCTTATTGTCCTGTAGTTCCACCTAATTCTGCTAATTGCGACTTGTCACAGATTACTTGTTTCATGAAATCCTCAACTGTAATACCTGTTGCTGAAGAACGAGCTTCTGAAAAGTCTACTTCTGTTACATCATTGAATAACAAAGGAGTCGCTTCCATAGCTAACGCTTGATCTTGAATTTCTGCTTCTTCCGTTGTAGTAGTAAATTTCTCTTCACCTGGTGTAACTTGTACACGAGGATACCAACGGCCAATACGTGAGCCATCACTTAAAGGAGCTACAAAACCAACTGCAAACATTGGGAACTCTTTTAATGTTGCTTTATTGAATACAACACCTTTTTCAGCAAGATAACCATAGATTGCATCTTTAACAATTTGCGGTAAAGCTACATGACTTAAAGACAATGTATACTTTGAATTTTTACTTGCATTAACAAATAATTTATTAGATGCCCACTTCTGAGTTACTGTACTATTACCTGCAATACCAATCTCAACGATATTATCCATTTGGTAGATTTCTTCTTCGTAAGTAGGGATTGCCACTTTTGTATCTTTTCCTCCTACCATCATTGCAATATACAATGACTCAATACCTACTGGATACAATAGTTCTTTTTCTTTTGTCCCTGCCATTTCTATCATCCTCACATTCTATCTATTATTTTTTGAGCTAAGATTTCTGCTATCTTGTCACCTTCTGCATCAAAGGTATTCTGTACAAAGTGTTTTCCTTTCACACGACCTTTACCATTTACTTTTTTATGGCCATTTTCGTATAGATACCAATACCAAGCGTCATCCTCGAATTCCACAGATACAAGGTCATTTTTTACAACGACTTTCAGACTTTCTCTTAAATGAGTTTTCTTGTTCTTATTAGATAATTTAATTTTTGGTTTTAATTTGCTAATAAAATAATTAGCCGCTTCTTCCAAAAACTGCTTTTCTACTTGTTTATTAACCCTAAGTAATGTATTAATATCTTCCAAAGCATCAGCAAAACCATTATTATTACTAGCCATTACTGAATACACCTCACATACGTTATAAACTGCGTTATGGTGTCATCGTTCTCGTCATAAGGAAAGCCCTCAAACGAGTCATAAGACACGCCTGCTTCGTTAAAAACAGCCTTTAATGGTTCATAATCCTTTTCAGTACCTTTTGTAATAACTGCAATTTGATAAAGTGGCATATTTTTTATGACCTTATTAGAAGCCCTCTTCTGTTGCTCATTCACAAATTCATACACAATATAGGGATAATCTGCCCCTGTAGGAGCACTATCTCGAGAAACTGGAATACCCGATTTCTTCATGATGTCTCTTAATTGTTGAAAGCTAATTTGCATAGGATAATGACACCTCCATCAATCGGTCTTCTTCTTTTACGTAAATACGTTCAATATCGTAGATACGGCCGCCAACTTTTACACGGTAATCCTTTTGATTGTTTTCAACCTCTCGATCAATACGAACTTCAATTTTCTTTACAATTTCATTCGTATCTTTTGTTGTAAATTTATCAGTGGCTGTAACTCCAATGTTGTTATAGCGAATTTTCCGTTCTAATGGGTATCCCATAACAGGACGGTCTGTTTCTGGATCAATTGTTTCGCCTAATTTGAGTAGATCTCCCAGCCATTTGAGCTTATTTGTCTGTCTCTTCGGCATCATTAAACACCTCCTGAACAAAGAAAGGAGTCAGTGCATTGAGTGCTTGTTCTAATTCCTTTTCTGATACACGATATTCATACATAATGCCGGCAACCATAATCACTAAGTATTCGGTCTGTGAGCCTGTCGCACCCTGAACATACTTTTGTGCACTAGTTATATAAAAAGAGAGCAAGGAATCATCCATGCCCTCTTCCCAATGAATATGAGATTTTAATTTCTCAATTAATTCATCCATAACCTATTAACCTTGAGTTGGTGCTTTTAAAACATACTTATAAACTGGCACTTCAAATGGTGAATGAATTAATTGTGCATCTAGTAAATTCCAGATACGGAAACCTACACGGTTTGTACGTGAGAATAACTCAACTAGCTTTTGCACTTCTAACGAGCCAATAACATCTTGAATATAGAATTTAGAGAAATCACCAAAATAGAAGACTGGTGTATCTGGTTCACCTGGAATGTCAATTGCATCTTCTTCCTCAACAGGGAATCCTAATAACGTATAACCAATTCCGCCTTCAGCTTGATTAAATGGACGAAGTAATAGGAAACCATCATCTGTTTTCATTGTTTCAATTTTTGTTAGTGCTGCCGTATTTAATACCCATCTTGCTTTTTTACGCACTTCTTTAACAGGTGTATTTTTCATGATTACTAATGAATTGTATAGATCTTTTTCTTCTGTTTTAAATTCAACAGCTTTCTTTGCTAATGCACCATCATTGATGTTATTAGCTTCATCACCATTAACCATATATTGAGTTTCTTTACGAACATAAGCTTTTTTCAGCTCGTCCATAACGATTTGTTCGATTGGTAAACCTGTACGTGCTAATAACTTTTTCGTTACTGTAGCAAGCGCATCAAATTCCGTTGGTGATAATTCGATTTCATCGAATTCGATATCTGTTTCTGGGATTTCATTATTTGTTCGCTCATTTTTATGACCTTGAGCTTCTGCTTTCTTAACTAAAACAGGATACTTAATATTTTCTTTTGTTTTTACTCCCGTTCCTAATCGACGTAAGAAATTTTCTTCTTGTGCATACGTAATAATTTCTTTGCTCAAGAAGTCTGGGATCGTAACAGAACCATTACCAGTAACTAAACCTAATGCACGAGCTTCTGTTTCATCAATGTTACCTACAATGTAATTTGCAAAAGCTGAACGAGTTTCCTTTTCTTTGTTTTTAGTAGATTTATGACCCTTAGTAGAAAGGGCGGTTGCGATAGATGCTGAAATAGCTGAACGTTGTTCTTCTGAAAATTCCGTTTTAGTATCCGGGTTTTCTTTTGCTGCTGGATCTTCTTTTTTCTCTGGATCATCATCTTTCTTCTTGCCTGGTTCTTCTTCTTTTTCTTCCTCTTCTAATTTCGCTAATTCATCAGCAAGAGTTTTCGCTTCTTCTGTTAATGCCTCTACTTCAGCCTTAACTGCCGCTAATTCTTCTGAACGAACTTCACCTTTCTCTACTTTCCCTTGCAATTCTGCTAATCGAGCTTTATTTCGTGCTTGAGATGCTTTTAAGATTTCTTTTAAGTTCATGTTAATTTTCCTCCAGGACTTTTTTTATTTGTTTAATAATGTTGTTTCTTTCTTCTGTATCATCTTCCACAACTGTTTTTACGGCTGCTTCTTCACTTCTCATTTCAATCATGGTTGCATTTTCGCCCCTGGTTTCAATTGAAGTGGCAACATAGGCTGGTGTCATATCCAAAATAGAAACTTCTAAAAGCTCTAATTCTTCAATAGATCGTTTTTGAACACCAGATTCACCCTCTTCCCATGAATCTTTTTCAGAAACAAAACCAAATGACCAACCGCGCAATTCTTTAGCCTTGGCTTTTCGAATTACTTGTTCATCCGTAACTGTAGCAATGGCCCTTAAACCAATATTGTCTTCATACAATTCCAGATTTCCGTTCTCAATAGAGCCTAGTTTCCTCGTTTTATCATGATTAAAAAGCAAGTCCACATCTTGAGATTTCTTTAACGCTTTTTCAAACGTCTTAGGGACAATTCTCTCTTTGAAATATCCCCTCGGCGAAGGCAACATTCGACTTTCTCTGTCCACAACATTTACATATCCATCAAGTATGACTTGATTCCCTCGGACCTCAATTTTCATTTTCTTCACCTCCTCCCAATGAACCATCACTCGCTTCTTTCTTGCCGATTTTAGTCAAGTCATTTGAAATGTATATAGCTTGTGATTCCTTTGTACCTTGTATAGGGAATCCAAGCATATCAGCGACATTATCAGGCGAAGTAATAGCGGTACGTACCAAGTTGTAACCAATATTCGTCTTATTGCTATAAGTAACAAAATCAAGGATATTAATCTTAAATTTGATACGTTTCCCTGAATTTTGGCCATAAAAAAGAAGACTCAAATGGTCTTCAAAATTTTTCATTATTGGTCTAACTGCTTTGTTGTGGATATACATCATCGCTTTTTCAATATCTTCTTTGATTAACTCTGTGTATGTGTCCACATTTATGCCTAAATACTTGCCTAAATCTTTTTTATATACATTTAGGTATGCTAGGGTCTTTTCATCGTCTAGCGGGCTTTTAAGCGTATCAATTGAGTACCCTTTTCCAAGAGGAATCATTTTTACAGACCTAGATTCATCAATTGATTCTAATTGATCTAAAATTGCATTGATTAACTTTGATTGTGCACCATTCTGTGGATTGATATGAGCATCCAAATTTAACAGGAATGCTAATAGTCCACCCTTCTTATATTTGTCAGTTAAAGTTTTCTCCGCTGACATAACGCCTTCGAGTGTATCTCTTCCCAAATCAAGAAGACCTTTTCCTCTTAAATGGTCTGCGCCAATATTTTTCACATGACGAATCATAAATGGAGGAATTTCGTGACCACCAATATTAAAATGCTCTACTAAATTATCATCTAATTCAGTAAAAACATTTGAAGCTAAATGTATTTGAGCACCATTTAATATTGGGAATGTTTCACCCTCGAGTAAATAGGTATTCGTCATTAATTTAATGAATTCCGATTGTGTAAGATAGTTGTTCGGATTCCTTAAGATTTGAAGTGCAACATCATCTTTAATTTCATTTCCAAATTCATCTTCCACAACAATATCAGCCAATACCATTTGATTACTGATGTCTTGCAACAACTCGTAAACATCACTGGATTGCAAGATGTTTGAATCTGTAACATATACACCTCCATAACGAATGCTTTTTCCTAATACATCATCAAGATAGCCCCGCTTTTCAGCCTTTTTAAATAAATAATTTGAAAACCTATCCCTTAAACCCAATTTCTCACCGCCTTTCATCTATAAAAAATAAGCCGTTTATCGTCTTGCTTAGGACGTTTTTGTTTCAAATTTTTGTTTCAAATTTTTTTTCTAGAAATTCATAATAGACATCCAACCATTCTTTATGTTCATCTAGCATATCCTTACAAATCTTCTGAATTCGTACATATAATTTTTCTGTTTCAAGGTAACCCTGAACACCAGAATCCGCTATCTCACCATTAGCTCTTTTCCATTCAGCTTTAAAATAAATTCTAAGAAATTCTTTTAATATCTCAACTTTATGTCTGCTATATAAAATTATATTTTTATCTTCACGTAATATAAGTTTATTAGTCAATGTTTCGACTACACTGGTGACAAGAAAAGCAATCAAATCATTATTTTTATTAGAATCTGGACCAAAATACAAAATTAATAATACCCCATTTTTTTGAACTTCATTTTTTAAATTAGTAAACTCTTTTTGTAGTTCAGTATCTAAGTTCTCATTCATATGATGCACATCAATAAAGTCCAAAAGATTGTAGCATGCTGACATAAAATCCACACTTTTTTTTCTCACTTCCTGAATCCATTCAATTCTAGCTTTAGATACTACATTTCCCTTAAAATTATTCTCATTCATTTGTTTTTGCAATTTGAGATTATCATTGTTCATTTTTTCTTGTGTTGCTATAGTTTTTTTGTTGTTATATATAGTTATTAAAGGACCAATAATACCTACCAAAAGTGATACACCAGCTGCTACAAAAGAAGCAATAGCTGTTATTCCTACCCATTGAAATTTAGGATCATGGAGTAATTCCTTCAACAATTCCATTTTAAATCCCCCCCTACCATATAATAGTAAAGGATACACCAAGTTACACATATTATCTATATATCCCACTTAAATAATCCCTATAAACTTCATCCGGAATAGCATCTTCCATCATATTCAATGTTTCTTTATGACCAATTAACATGGCAACAAATCCATCAATATGCTCTGGTGATTTACGTTTGGATGGTGTTTTTAAATTATTAATATTTGTAATTACTTTTGCGTTACTTGTACAGAAAATAAGTAATGGATTATCCGTTATTATTCGCTCCTGAAGTAACAGTATTTCAAAGTCATCAAATGGCTCATTCATATGGGTTGGATACTGTGGAACTTCCACACATTGAATACCAAGCATTTCCCACTTTTCAACAAGCTTTTCAGCAAGTGCTGGATCATAGTTTATTTGACGTAAATCAAAGTTCTCAAATACCCATTCCACATATTGATTAACCATTTCTTCATCAACTGTTTTACCAGGGCAAATTGTTACAAATCCTTTTTCCGCTAGGGCACGATAAGGAACATTTCTTTGCTGCTCTTTATCTTCAATTCCAAACTCCGGAATAAAATACATTTGTTTTACTTTTAATAACGAAATACCATTATCATTGAACGTTGGAATATTTATCGATACACAAGTTAAATCGGTACGTCTCGATAAGTCCACACCGATAACACAAGTTAACCCTTCAACATCGCCTAAATCATCCACAAGCATTTTATCCAATTGGTCCTTATCAAAATACGTTTCAGCATAGTTAACAAACACATCTAAATGCTTTGATAAGAACTCTGCCTTATTAAAGCTATTGTTTTGAGCTTCTTTAAAGGCATTTTCAAGAAACTCCATGTTAACCGATACATCCATATTTGGATTAACCATTCGCCAAACATCACGGTCTGTCCAATCAAACTTTTTGTTCGGCTCATAGATCATCATGAACCAAGAATCATCTTTATCATCTTTTAAAACTTCTTTTGCATAGGTATAAATTTGTGTTCCGAGTGAGCCGGTATTCTTCCCTGCTGTGGAAGTGATGATGTTGAGTGGTTCTTCTTGAGCAATTTGTGCTGAACGTAAGTTATCGTATTGTTCGCGGTCCATTTGAGCATGAACTTCATCAAAATAATTGATATACGGGTTTTTACCTTCATTACCAGCGTTATCTTTCGTAAGAACCTTAATTGTATTCGCGTATTTAATATCATCTTCCACAAATGTATATTTGATTGACTTAATCGTATCCTCTTTTCCTTTATAAATACGCGTATCTGGACGTAAGTCTGGACTATTTTCAATCGTTAATGCAATTGGCCCGGCTGCATTTTGACATTGTTCAAAAGTATTAGCGGAAATATATATATCGGCACCTTTCACACCTTCACCGTACATCGCATAAATACCAGGTGAACCGCCCATAATAGTTTTTCCGTTTTTCTTTGGAACCTGCAAATAAGCCGTACGAATTACTCGCACCGCTTTACCATCATCGTTATATTTTTGCCATCCATAAACATTAGCAAAGAAGAATTTTTGCCAGGTCTCTAAAATTAATGGCTGCCCTGCCCATTTTCCTTTTGCATGTTTTAAGAATGTTTCAGTGAAATAAATCATTGCATTCGCTTTTTCAACATCGAACCAAATATCTTTTCGCTTCTTCCATTTCTTATATCGTTTGATTGCTAACTTAATAGAATCAGGATATAAGTGTGGGGCTGCATCTACTTCTGAAACGAAAATATCTGCGTAATTTGTTTCAAAATCAATCATCGGCTCATCCTTTGCCTAAACTTCAATAATTTGTTGTTATCAGTAGGCTCCATGGACTCTTTCTCTGCTTTTCCTTTTTCAAGAAGAACCCCACTTTTTTTAATTAAATCTTTGTTCTTTCCGTCCAGTCCTAATTGCCCCAAATACTTCGCTTTTTGTTTGGACCAAACTTCTACTTGTTGAGCTAACGGATGCTTTGATTCCTTCACATCACCATTTACATTCTTTGTTTTTTGGACTGTTGGAAAGTTGGAATTCTTCCACAACCCATATTTGACGCTGTATATCTCAACTGCATCAAGATAAACTTCAATCAATGGATCAAGCGCTGGCGAATAAGTTCCGGCTTCAACCAAAACATTCATAATACGCTGCGCTTCTAATTCTTTTTTCTTTTCAGCTTCAATTACGACCTTCGATTTTCTGGCCATTCCTTAAATCACCACCTAAAAAAACGAATTTTTTTCAAAAAACCATTTTGAGGTGCGCGTTTGCACCCCCACTCCCTATCCCCCCAGTTAGATAAAATTTATTATTTTGATAGGGGGGCTTATAATTTCCAATCAAACTTTTTCTTCTTTTCATATTTTGCGATTGTTTCTCTTTCTACAATCGGATGACATTTAGAACAAAGCGTCATGATATTAGTTGCTTCTAACTTCAATGAAGGATTGATTTTAATCGGAACAATATGATGATGATGTGCTTGCTTACCAAACACAAACCTTCCACATCGCTGACATAATCCTTTATCTCGTTCATAACAGAATGACTTTAAATCTTCCCACGCTTTTGTACGATAGAATGATTTGTTCTTTGAATAGACAACTGTCTTCTTTTGTTTACGCTTATGATTTAAACAGTATCGTCCTTTATCGATTAATGTCTTGCAGCCTTGTTCAGCACAGTACTTCATGATAGTAAATCAATGATGTCTTCTTTCTTTTTAACATCAACTGGAATCTCAACGTTAATCGATGCAGCATACTCATGTAATTGTTTCACTGTCATACCATTTAAATTGATTGCTGTTTTATCAGGTTCACTTGATAAGTCCATGCCCAGGATCATACTCTCAGGATTAACAGTTACTTCGAATCCTGGTTCTTCACCAGTTGGAACAAATAGACTTCGTTTTTCTTTGTTATCCCAATACTCTGTACCAGATATTGTTTTTCTAATTTCTACAATCATTTACATTCACTCTCCTTTTTTATTTTAAATAGCCTTTTCATATCTTACAAAATAACCCTATTTTTGAAAATTAATTAAATCTATAAAGATTTTATATACTCATAGTGCAATAATAAAAGATAGAAAGGAGGTGACATCGTGCATGCTATTAACAATTTATTCATGCGTTCAGTTCACTTCTTTTATGAACATTTTATCTTATACTTAATCGCCCTAGCTCTTAATGCAATATTCAGCTTTATGCTCATGGATTTCACGCATGATATCCCTACTAGTAAAGGAGCAATTGGCTACCTATTTACTAATCCTGAATATATTATTACCTCAATCCTACTTTCATCTAGTATTGGATTGGTATGGATAATACTTTCGTTTTTACCACTTGCGATTGCTTATGATAGTACAGATAAACTTGCTAAATTGGTTAGAATTTTTCTGGTGGCTATTGGAGTTGCTTTAACAATCACCGGATTCATGTTTATTTGCCGAGCAATCAGCTTTTTCGGTCTCTTAATTATTGGTGGTCTTGTGGTATTCTTTGCCCTAAAAGCGGTATCAGAAGATTAATAATCATCTTATTCTAAAATACTCAAAAGTAATTTATTCCTTATAATACCTTTTGGGTATTTCTTTTTATCTACCACCTTTATAATTTTTATATAATAAAAAGCACTCCATAAGGAATGCTTCAAACAATACCGATTATCACTATTTATTCGTCTAACTTCTTCGGAAACCTTTTTCTCTTTATACTAAAATAATATACCGGCAAAGCCATATAGACTATTCCCATTATAAATGACATACTATAGGTTACCTTTTTAGAATCACTCTGAAGCGTATTGTTTATACTATGGGATAACTCTGGGTAAAGAATAGCTATAATCGGCATTATACACAAAGATGCCCCTAAGAAAAACATTATTATATGTGCTACTTTACTAATCCATGGCTTTTTCAAAGAGAGGAGTCTTTTATTATTAACTCTCACTCCCCTTTCTGTATTCCAACTTTTTATATCTTGTTTCATACCTATAACAGTGCCTTTAAAAACAACTGGGTTTTTATCATCTGTATGTAATATTTCCACTCTTACTCCATCATTAGGATCCAAATAATCAAAATTAAAAAGCAGTTCATTCTCTTTATCTAGTACTAAATCCACTTTATTTGTACGGCGAGTTTCTTTCAGAATACGATAACTAATAATACTTTCGGATTGTTCAATTTGTATTCTTAATGGATCCTCTTTAGTAATATGACTACTCTTTATTGTCTCATTTCCTGAGTTCCAGATAACCAAACTTGTTTTGATTACTCGAGGCACTTCATTTCCACGAAAATAAATTTGTATTTCTTCTGGGGTATTTCGATTCTTCCCTATTATTTTCGTAGCACTAGATTGATATACTAACCTCTGACCTATTTTAGATTTTCGATAAGTCACTATTGCAATTAGTATCCCAATTACTCCTATTAGCGAACCTACCCATCCTTGATTAAAAAAATCAAATATAATTCCCAATTAAACCCCTCTTTTCTATATATACCAATTAATATAATAAATGGTATTAATGGGAGTATCAATGTTTATTAGGCAATTAAAATATTTAATCGAAATAAAAGAGCAACCATGCATCAGTTGCCCTTTCGTCAATTTCTTATGTTATTACTATAATTCATATTTTCAATGGTTTGTATAATGAGAGCTTACCTTAAGTAAATGTTAAGTTCTATTTGAGTACTCAACTTTCCCTCTCATTTCAGCATGTTTGTTATAAATATATTGCGGACTGTAATTTAGATGCTCCGCAACTTTTTCTAATGTCATGCCTTCCACATACTTGAAATATGCAATTCTATGTTCCAATCCTTTAAATGTACGAATTAACTTTTTCAGTTTGTACATATCATTCATCTTATGTGCTAATTCATATTCAATTGCTTCAATACGTTCTTCTACCTTTGCACCTTCCGATTCAGAAGTTAAACGTACCTCTCGCAAATCACCACTGACCCAGCGTTTTAATTCAGCTTTTGTTTTATCTAAGTTGTAATCTAAGTATGCCATTCGTTCCTCTAATTTCTGATAGTCTTTCAGCCAGTCAAACAAATGATGATTCACCTACTTTCAGTTGTTTATTTTATTATTTTTATATCGTAAAATAATACTAGAAAATGAAAAGGAGTTTTTTTATGGAAAATCCAGCAAGTAAATTACATACGTTATTAAGTGAAGTATACACGGAATGTGCAAGAACCTCTGATTTTTCTGGTCCTTATGCACCTTATAAAGAAACATGGGCAAATGTATTCGGAATTGATCCAGATGACCGAACTGCCTTATTAGCTTCAATGAATTCAACATTCCAACTTTTTCTAACAACAAAACAGAGTGTACTGAGTCATGAGCTATTAAATAATGAACGAAACCTAAAGTTCTTATCTAATATCGAAAATGCTCTTTCATCGATGAACTTTGAAGGTAGTATGAAAAAGTTTGAGACTCATATGAATAGCGAAACATTAACAGCATTATCTTTTATAAGCGACCATATGAACTTCATATACAAATTTCATGAAAGTAAACTTGATTCTGAAGAAATCAATAAATTAATCAACGAAATTGATAATTTAGTAGAAAACATTACGTCCTCTAACCTACCAGAAGATGTCAAAACAATCTTATTTAAAAATCTTGATGCGATTAGACACTCTCTAATAACTTATAAATTTTCAGGAATTGAAGGTATGAAAGACGCGTTAGGACAAACTATCGGCTCAATGTTTGTGAATAATGAAGTTATTACACCTGTAGCCCAAGACGAAAACGTTAGAGGTGTCTTTAATATTATTGATAAAATGAACACAATTTTATCAACAGGAGTTTCAATTAAAGATTTACTCGGGCCAATCATGGGTCTATTACTTAAATAATCACAAACTTTTATTACGAGGAAACGGTATATATCGTTTCCTTTATCTATTTTTATAGTCGTATATCAAAACAACATTAACTCACTTCAATTTCTACTAAAAAACTCTAAATCTCGTAAAACACGCTTTTTTTCGTTTTTAAGACATTTTACTGTCCACACGATGAATTACATTAAGGAAGAAAAACAACTTAGTTTTTTCTCAATCTGATAAGCCGTTTTTTCAGGGAAATTAAAATTCAGCTTTTGCTAGCTGCTCTTTTAGTTGTAACCATTCCAAACAATATTTCGTATAATAAATCAGTCCTTTCTTATAGCCTGAGCTCGTCACTTTCGTTATAAAAATAGGCTAAATTCCTATTACCTTTTCAGAAATCATTCATATGTTATCTCTGAAAAAGTTGCTCTGTTTTATAAAAAGATGGTTGCGGAAACAATCGTCTTTTTATTTATGTAAAAATAAGATTGTTATGATTGACATCCTGAGCTAAAGCCCAGGACAATTATTTATTCAGCAATCGTTTCTCCATCAACAATTTTCAATTGATCAGGAGCAACTTCTGTTGTTCCATCTGATTTAACACTGTACTCTACACCTTCATGTTGCTCTTCAAAACTCATTTGTCCTTCTGGAACATCTTCACTTTGTGGACGACTCTCCATTACTTCTTTAGGAGTTTGATAAGCGAAAGTTAAATCAATCAAGAAATACTGACCGTATTTGTTATATTTCTCTGCAATTTTGTGCATTTGAAGGTTGTCATTTTCTTTAGCAGCTGAAATAATTTCCTCTGCCTCTTCACGTGTATCTGCATAATGTTGTTCCTTTTGATTAAGTTGTACTTTTGCCATTGATAAATCCCCCTAATTAATAAATGTTTTTTGTTTTTCCCGAGAATAAATCATTATTTATATGACGCCCTTCTTCAGATACTCGCGAGCCATATATAAAAAATGATGATATATGTAATTACCGGTTGTAGCTGGCTCAATAAATACTGTTGAGAATCCATATCTCACTTCAAATGTTTTTAAACTACCAAGTAATGCTTCTGGTTTGTACTGACTTCGATATTCACCTTTTAATATTTTGTGATAGCCCTGTAGATCTTCCACAAGTAGAACAAATGGATGTTTAGCAGCACGAATCAATTCATTTTCAAATCTTGTACGGTCTTTAATCGATTGAACTAATTCATCTACACCATTTTTACGTTCTACTCCAGCACTTAAATAAATATCTCTCGTAATGCCCATTTCAGGATTCTTAGGAATTACAGCTGAATAATCGGCCGTATCAATTTTTCTAAGTCTGAATGGAACATTCTTTTTACGAAAATAATCAAGTACATGTTGGTTCTTCTGTTCTCTTGTATCCACCATGATTTCTAATGTATCCAGTATTTCTTTTAACTCTTTTTCTGAGTATCGATAATGTATAGCACTCATATTTATCGCTCCAATAACTCTGAGTTTTCGTAGGTATTTCCGATGACTTCAAATGTTTGTTTACCGTCTTTTCTGTTTCTTAAAAGTTCGAATAACGACCATTCATAAGTGCTGAAAAATCCTTCTTCATACGTAACAGCTTGGCTCTGTACATCTTCTCTTAATTCAAAATTTGATACGATTTTTAAAATGTCACCCTCGTAAATTTCGCTGCCGTTCTTATCTTTTAACCCTGTATATTGTCGTGGTTCCGAACACATAAGCCATTCATCAGTTTCACAGTCTAAAATCCACCAAGTATTATCATCATCTTTTGATATACACTCGCTATAAATCCAAGCACCGCCATCATAAGCCTTAAACTTAATTTCTCTCATCTTCATGCTCCTTTCCTAAAATGCGACATTGCACGATTGAATATTTCTTGTGAAAGCTCGTCCGTTAATTTATTTTCATAGTTGGCCACAGATTCTTTTACATATAACCAACCATTAAGTGAAAAGTTTAATGTTAATTCCATAACTAACCTTGCTGCAGCTTCATCATGATTAAACCAATTATTAATTTTCGGATTCATGTCTTGCTCAACACCGATAAAAAAATTAATAATTTTATCTATCGTTTGTTTTACCGCATGATCTTGGTCCGAATAATTTCCTTGCAAATATTTAATAATACGTAACTTGTATTCTTTAATAACTGATTCGATTTCAGGAGCAATCTTTTCATGGTTCTCAATGTATAAGTCATCGTCATCAAGAACGAGCTTCGCTCCCATTGATTGAACATCAACACATATCTGTTTGGGATGCATATTACACCTCTTTTTCTAAAAGGGTTATCGAGGGTTACTAAGTTTTTTATTCAGCAACCCTATACAAAACCAGTCATATCAAGGGTTCAAGGTCAATTTGGGTTATCGGGGTTACTAAAGTTACCCGGTTTTCTATTAAAGTCCTATATATATATTATTTTTTTATTTAATTATTTTCTTATAGGCTGTTATAGGAAACTCAGTAACCTTAGTAACCCATAAGCTATAAACCCTTGATATAACAACATTTATACGGGTTACTGAAAAAATAGTTTAGTAACCCTTCAGTAACCCAACATCAAATCTTTTTCCTATTCATAGGAGTTATGTTACTTTCTTCTTTTTTATCGTCTGTTGAAAATAAACTCGCACTAGCATGACTATTCAATGTCATACCCATAATGAAAGTTTTGTTTTTCGATCCTTTTTCTTTTTTGAATCCACGAATTTCTAATTGACGATAAAAAGCACGGTTCTTTAAATCCAATTCATTATTTTGATAACACCACTTTGTATAATTTTCATATAATAACTTCGCTTCAATTCTCTCTGTAGGATGTACCGTACAATTTTCATCAATGAAAGGTGCCAATATATCCATGTCCTCACGATATTCTGCAGTCGCTGCCTTCACGGCTTCAGGAGCACGCAACCCTTCGGCCTGCCACTTCATGCAACCCTCAACAGCCCACCGCAAAACACCTGGCATTTCTTTTGCTAATTTATCAGGTAGATCATAATCAATCTTGTCTTTCGGAATTGTTACGGTAAATGGAATAAGCATAATCCTTCTCCAAATACCTTCATCGGAACCTTTTACAATCGGCTTATGATTGGTAGTGAAAAATACTTTAAACTCAGGTGTAAACTCGAAATATTCCTGGCGTAAGAAACGAGCTGACATCTTTTCTCCACCAGTAATTTGCTTAACCAGGGCTTCAGATAATTGTTGCCCCTCTTCACTCTCAACGGCTGATACAAAACGAGCTCCATCAAGTCGGGCCACATCATTATTAATACCTGAATCATTTCTCTTTTTTAAGAAAGTATCACTGTTTGTCTGCCTGCCATAATCACCAAGTAAATCCTGAATGATATTAATAAAAGTAGACTTACCATTACGGCCATTACCGAATAAGAAAAACATTACTTGCTCTTTTGTTACACCAGTTAATGAATAACCAATTGCTTTCTGCAGATAATTAATCAATTCTGGATCCGGTTCACCTGCAGGTGTTTTAAAAATACTTTCCATGAAGGCCTTCCAGTTTGGACAGTCAGCATTTTTGTCATACTTGATTGGGGAAAGCTTTGTTAACAATAAGTCACGATCATGCGGTAATAATTCACCGGTCTTTAAATCAATAACTCCGTTATCACAATTAAATAAGAAGTTATGAGCATCTAATTCTTTCTTTTTCACTGATACCATAGGTCGTACATCCAAGATGCTATTTATCCGGATGGACCGTCTCTCGCATTTCTTTGCCCAATCATGCAGCAACTTTGATTGATATTTATCTTCTGTAGCCTTTGCTTCTCCATATATGGCTCTCAGTGTTTTAGCCGTGATAGCTTCAATCTGTCTTTTGCTATCCTCATGCCAATGCTTACCGTTCCATATGAGCCATTCCAACTCATTACAATACCGAACATTCTCGCCATGATAATATGCAATCCGTTCCGCATTTCCTAACTCAGTTAAATGAAACTTTGGAGCTTCATCGATAATTTCCTCAGTATCTTCAATTGAGTTATCGGATATATAAACTTCATACTTTTTCTCTTCCGGCGGTTCATAATCAGCTATTGTGGAAGGGGTTGAAAGGATTGCTGTATCGATTGTCATTTGTCCATACGTACGGCCATCACTTGAATGTGGCTTATCCCACTTCTCACGAAGTAAGGAGGATTCTCTAAACATTGAATCCATCTTTGCAGCATCTTTATCCGTCCAAAATGCTAGATGATTACACAAAGCCATATCAGTTGAGGAATGGTCACCGTTAATCAACATGCCCTGGAATAAATCTTTAATAGATGCACCGCTTTTACTGTCAAACATTCGCTCCCATAATTCCGCATTCGATAAACTAGTAATATCTTCACGTTCAAATGAAGTAGTGCTTTGTTTCTTTTCAGGCTTTGGCTTTTCTTTCAAATACTTCTCAAATAAAACTTTTAATTCATCTGTTCTATCTTCCACAGGAACTTGATCTAAGCAATCACCAGTGAAAGTGAAATACCGTCCATGTCTATATACTTCCAATCCAAGGTCTACGTTTTTCCGTCCTGTACCCGGTCCTTTTAATGGCAGCTTACCCTTTGCAATAATGTGGATGCCATCACCACTTGGTGAATATTCCGTGTAACTATTTACAGTTTCAATAACATCCTCAGCTAAACTTGTGAGAGCACCTTCTTGGATACAATGGTCAATATCTATCCCAATGAATGGATCATCCTTTGAAAACATGAACCCAATTCCGTCATAATCTCCTTGTTCATAGAATTTCATGATTGTCGGAAACGTTGACCAGCTCCGCTTATTATTCGACTGAGCCATTTCCCCATTGATTTGATAAGGAACTTTTGTTTTCTTACCGTTTCTTACTTCTGACCGCCATAAGATCCAATGAGGAGTGTTTTTAAGCTCTGCCGGTATTTGATTAAATTTATATTTCATTTGATTTTCTCCCTTTGGAAAAGGGAGCCGTTAGTAGCTCCCTCCTATTTGAATCTTGTTAATTAATTTTTAGAATGGAATATCCTCATCTGAAACAGTAAATCCAGTACTTGGAGCTGCTACTTCAGAAACTTTAAATCCTTTTACTTCCGGATATTTTTTGCCGTTATATTCACGCTCACCTACTACTAATCGTAATGGTTTATTTAAGAATGTATCAGCCCATTCTTTGTAGCTACTAAATTGCATTCCATCCGGGAACTGCGCTGCCTTTGATGCCGCTTGGAATCGCCACATCGCTTTATCTGTAACAGTGAAGTTATCGAACAAAATCTTTTGACCTTGGAATGGTTGGTCCACATCACTACGAATCTCATAATCAACGATTACTCGGTTATTACCTGACTCTGCTTGCTTTAATTCATAATTAACAACTGTTACCTCGTATTCACCAGGTTTAATTACCTCAAATTCTGCTGCTTGACTGTGATCTACTTTAAACATTATTTATTCCTCCAATTTTTAATATGGTATTACAGCAAGGATGTTGTGCGGATGGAGTTCTTGTCCATGACCTACAACTAAAATCCCTCTGTGCTTTTCACTGTGATAAACATCAACTTTTTGCATAAATTGACCTGCTAATTTCTTTTGTATTTCAATGAGTTGCTCTTGTGTCATCCTTTTTACCTGCCTTAGAAAATTCGATTAATCACTTCAAACAAATATGAATTATCTAGTTTAAAGTTTGGATTTTCCTCTTGCTTACTTTTGACATATGATATTACTTGAGCGAAATAAGCTGAATCCACACCTGTCAATTGTTCTTCTAATACTTTCATATCAAGCAAGTTCATTTCATTTAGTTGCAGTACCATTTTCAAATACTGCCCTGCATTGATTTGCCAACCACGATTAATGAATTTTTTAGTTCTAAAGATGCTGCATAAGGGATATTTTGAACCTGTGTATACTAATTCTTTAGTTATGATTGCTTCTAACGCTTCACGCGGAAGTGATAAATAATTATCTTCTGATCTCCAAAAACATGTTGCATGGACGAAATCATAATTAGAATGAATTTTCTCAGCATCACCGTAAAAACGCATAACCAATTGAATTTTCCCTGTAAGACTGATAGCGTTAGTCGATAGAAATACCGGTTTATATTTCGGTTCTTCTTGCTGTTTCAGCTCGTCCACGTGAGATGAATTATCTTCAAATAGAGTTGCAGGTTCATAAGTTTCTTCATCATCAGTCTCATACTCTTCCGGTTCACCAGCAATTCCAGAGCTTTGAACAATGACTCTTACACGGTCACCCTCACCAGATACACGTGCATCAAATCCTTTAGCTTTGTTAAATTCCTCTACAAAATACTCAGCAACTTTTAATGCAGTTTCTTTGGTTGTAAAATAATAATCGAAATCATTTACCTCTTCGTTCAATAGCATGGAGACAATAGATCCACCAGTAATAATGGAATTTTTTCTAACAAGATTTTTCACTTCTTCATCTTTAATTGAGTCCACAAATTCATTATGTTTTTTCTGCAAAACAGATTTTATTGTTTTAGCCTTCATCATTTTTCTCCACCTTTACTGAAAACTTGCAATCTATCTAACGCAACTTGTGCTAACTTAATAGTGAAATCTTCAAGCTTCATATTCGCTTTAAGCTCAAACTCTTTTACTTTTGTTTGCGCTTCTGCGTTATCACTCATAATTGCTTTTACTTTTTCAATTAAGCTTGTCCGTTTATTTTCTTCCTCGGCTTTTACATCAAGACCTAATTCAAGCCATTGATATAATTTGCGACCTACATCAGCTGTAATTTTCTGTGGATGTCCTTCGAACATTTGTGTATTATCTTTTGAAGTATCAGCTACATGGTCAATATCGATAATAAAATTGAGCATGAACTCATATTCCATTTCTTCTTTTTGTACAGGCTTTGTACCAACTTTTCTTGGTGCCATTTTCCCATCACTGTTGGGCTCTACAACATACTCTGTTTTTGTCCGGAATGTTACTAACATATGAACATCATTTTGTGTAAGAGTTTTTATTAGTTTTGTAGTTTCAGGTGCAAGTTTGCCCCAGTTTTGAAATGAGTTACCAGACATTTGCCCATGAGTTTCTACAATTCCTCCCTCGCCCATCCAATTGTGAGAAATTGAATCGATGACTACTACTTCTGCACCCGCATTCTTCATAGTAATAACAGCAAGGTTATATCTTTCAGTTGTGAAAGGCGGGGGAAAGTCAATATGTCTGAATTGACCGATACGAATACCACCTATTTCAAGATTGGCATACAATTTAGAACGTCTATGCTCTGTATCAATCACGCCGATTTTTTGCCAAATTTCAGCTTCACTAGCTTCTGGATATGCTTCTTTCATCATTCCATAAGCTACGATTAACGCACTTACTGTTTTTCCAGAACCACTACATCCAATAAATCCAATAACCGCTTTTTCCTTTTCACGTTGTGCATCTGTTACTTCGAACATTTTTATACCTCCACACTATAAGAAATAGATTCAGGTTTAACCGTCACCCCTGGAACAATTTGTCCATTTTCATCCACAATTACTTTTTCATCACCGATTTTCTTGATGTTGAATTTCTTTTTTAGCTCTCCCCATTTGATTTCGGTTTTAATACAATCATCAAGTTCGTTTTCAATGGCATAATCTAATAATTTTGCTTCATCAGCCTTTTCTAGTGCTTCACCACTCTTACGAGTTTTTGATTTTCCGTAAGGCGTACTAATTGTTTTCTTCTTTGGATCCGCTGCAAGTTGTTCCATATGATAACGTCGGATATGACCTTCAAAGAAACTAATACTATCGTGAATAGGCTTTAACTCTTTCTTCTCCCACTCAGTAATACGGTTACGCTCAGAATTTGCTAACGTTGTGATTTCTTTTTCCTTTTCTTTAAGAGCACTGATTTTACGTAATGACCAGTTAAATCCATCAATATCTGTAACCTCAAACTGTTGCTCCGCATCTTGTAATTCATCAACTTCCGCTAATTCAATTGCTTGTAATGAGTTCATCGATATTACCTCCAAAAATATTTTTTAGTTGGTTTTCAGTGTGGATAGAATAATAGGTTATGCCGTTTCGTTTAAAGTTAGCTTGAAAAGGATATTGGGAACACTTACGTGTTACTACTTCCAAATCTCCTTTTTCATTAAGTAGTTCTTCAAATAATTCTTTTGTTACATGAATTCGATTACCCAAGACGCCCAGAATCCCATTTTCATAAGCTTTCTGTGAAGCTTGTACATATTCTTCAATCGCTTTAATATCCATTAAAATTCCACCATTTCGTTGTATTCCACAGTTTTGCGGATTACTTCTCCACCGACATCATTGGCTACTTGCTTTGATTTTCCATATTCAAATTCCATTGCATTTTTGGCTAACCTCGTTACTACCAATGGTTTTGGATGACTAACAAATAAGTTCCCTACACTTACTAGATATGTAGTTTTGGGTGCTAATTGTTTATTCATGCTTATCCTCCGTAATCATCATTGGAGTAAGTTCGAACGTCCCATCAACAATACTTTTTATATCAATCGTTAATTCTTCAAACCCCTTAGTTTTTTCATAATAAAAACCAACTATAATACTTAATGGCTTTACAAATTTAACGATGCACGGTGTGCTAATTTCTGTACGTCTGCTGTAGTTGTATTTATTCAACCAATATGCGGTACCACTTTTAATGTTTTCCGTATCAAATTGCGGTTTATTTACTATCATGTATTTCACTCCTTTACACAAAATCAATTCATGCTATAATGACTGTGAATATTTTTACTTAAATCACCTGTTGGCGCAGGTGGTTTTTCTTTTTATACAGCTCGAAAGCATTCAACATTTTGTTGCTCAATTAAGTATTCTGTTAAATTTTCTTTAAGTACGACATCCTGTCCAAACATAAAATACTTATCATCTTGCCTGATTTCACAACCATAGAAATCTTCAATTGGATGATCAGGTTCTTTAACCGGTTCTCCTTCAGCAATGTCTTCCACAAATATTGCATCAATATTACTCACACTAATGTGTAATGGAACCTTTCCTGTAGCACCTTCCCATTCAATTTTTGATAATGAACCAAAACTATTAATAAACGTTTTAAATTGTGCTACCGTAAAACTTGCTTTAGCACCTGACTTAAAAACCATCGTTACTTCCTTCAATTAACTCACCTCCCTTCGAGCTGAAACCTTACGGTTCTTTTCGTATATTCTGCGCTTTGCTTCTAACTCCATAGCCAGTAACAATGTAGGACTGTTCTTTGCTTCAGCACATCTTTTTCTTACTTCATGACCTTTCATAATTCGTGTTGCGGATAATACTCCGTTCATTTTTGTTCACTCTCCCTTGATCTGTAGAACAAATATTTATCGGCAAATTTCGCAAAAGTGTTAAAAAAATTATTTACTTTCATTTTGCTTATTTCGTTGTTTTACTTTCCTTTGTATAATTAGCTCCCGTGCAGCTGGTATCAACGGTGTTAAAAATTTCTTCCACTGTTCTTTTGTAAGGATTACTTTCACAACATACCCATATTCATCACGAATAATTTGTTCCTTACTCATCCTCTATCACCTCAATGCATTTATATGTATGTGGGACAGTAGGACTATCCATTTATAACGAAATTTCATGAAACGATATTTTTTAAATTGTTTGCTCTTTCCTTTACTCGATTTTTCATCTGTACGAATTTTTCGTACTTAGATCCAAAAAATATATCCTCGTAAGGAACATCAAACAAGTACATGTACTTTTTGATTAATTCGTCTGGTATGTTAGTTGAATCTTGTTCATATAACCATAATGTTTTTGGGGATACTTCTAATATATCGGCAAGTTCTGCTTGATTGAATCCTGCACTTTCCCTGAGTTCATTCAATGTTCTTTTGAAATAATCCATTGTGTAACCCCCTTCCTTCGAGATTTATTGTATTACTAAATTTATGTAATTTCAATACAAAAGTACGAAAAAATCATACAAAACGTACACTTTACGAATTATTCGTAATATGGTATATTAAAAACGTAATCATTATAGGAGGTGAAATTATGACTGATTTACAAAAAGAAACTATAGTAACAAACATAAAAAAGTATTTAAAAGAAAATGATATGACTCAATCTGAATTGGCTAGTCAAATTGGTATTGCAAGAAGTACACTAAGTGATTATATGAATTACAGAGCTAAACCAAGTTCAGGTGTTCTCGAGAAAATGGCTGCCGTATTCGGTGTAACAAAAGCTGATATTGATACAACTTATAAAAATAAAAAAGCTGCTATTGTAGATGGTGTATTGCAATTAGTTTCAGAAGAAGGAACTATGATTAATGGTGGTACCATAACATCATCGCTTATGACAGCAAATCAATTAGGACTATTACAGACTGAAAAAATGGTAAGTAATCCTGAAATACCTGTAATCGGCAAAATAGCTGCTGGCACTCCAATTGAAGCTGTACAAGATATAGTAGATAGAATCGTACCTCCATATAAGACAAATAATGTTGATGAACTTTTTGGACTTGTAGTAAACGGTGAATCCATGAATAAAATTGTTCCCAACGGTCATTATGCAGTACTAAAAAAACAACCTGATGTGGAAAATGGAGAAATAGCGGCTGTAATTGTAAATGGACATTATGCAACTTTAAAAAAGGTATACAAATTTACAGACTTAATGGTTCTAGAGCCTTGCTCACACGATGAAAGTTTTAAGGACCAACAATTCTCAAGAGATAACTGTGAGGATATAAAAATTATAGGTAAGTTTTTATATAGCGTGAGCCCAATCATTCAATAATTAGGCGGTGAAAAGGTGTATGTAGTCGGCAAATGTCGACTGAATGAAATATTAAAAGAGAAGAGACTAACTCAAGTAGATCTAGCACTGAAACTTGGCATGGCAAAACAACAAATACATTCTTACGCAAACAATAACACAGTTATGTCTTATCAAACCGCTAAAAATATCGCTTCTCAGCTTAATGTAAAAATGGAAGATCTATACGAATTCATTCAGTCGGAAAAACAGTGAGTTATCTCACTGTAATCAAGAGTCAACTACTTAATTGACTCCGACTCATAATCATCCCTCCTACAACCTGTATTTTCACATAGTATTCGTCTAATAAATAAAAAACATACATAAAATATAAATTAATTAAGAAAGGAGTTTCACTAATGAAATGTGTCATTTATAGACGTGTATCCACTGACATGCAAGTTGAAGAAGGTATTTCATTAGATATGCAAAGACTTCGTCTTGAACAGTACGCTAAATCCCAAGGTTGGGTAGTAGTAAATGATTACTGTGACGAGGGATATAGTGCAAAAAACACAGAACGACCAGCTTTTCAACAAATGATAAAAGATATGAAGAAAAAACAATTTGATATTATTCTTGTTTACAGATTAGATCGCTTCACTCGTTCTGTGTCAGACTTACATTCCATTCTAAAAATGATGGATGAATATAATGTTAAATTTAAGAGTAGTACAGAAATATTTGATACAACAACGGCTACTGGAAGAATGTTTATTACCCTAGTTGCGACACTTGCGCAATGGGAGCGTGAAACAACAGCAGAACGTGTACGAGACTCCATGCATAAAAAGGCTGAATTAGGTTTGAGAAATGGAGCTAAAGCACCTATGGGATATGACGTAAAAAAAGGGAACTTGTATATCAATCATACTGAAGCTGAAATTGTAAAATATATATTTGAGATGTACAAAACAAAAGGTGTAATAAGTATTGTAAAATCTTTGAACAGTCGCGGAGTTAAAACCAAGAGAGGGAAAACATTTAATTACGATGCAGTGCGTTATATCATAAATAATCCAATCTATATTGGGAAAATTCGCTGGGGAGACGATATCTTAACAGATATTGCCCAAAAGGATTTTGAAACTTTTATTGATAAAGATACATGGTATACCGTTCAACAAGTACAAGATAGTAGAAAGATAGGTAAAGTTAGGTTGCAGAATTTTTTCGTATTCTCTAATGTGTTAAGATGCTCCAGATGCGGAAAACACTTTTTAGGAAGTAAACAAGTAAGGGCTCATAACAGAATTGTAATGGGATATCGATGTAGCTCAAGACATCATAAAGGAACATGTGATATGCCTCAAGTTCCAGAAGATGTACTTGAAAAAGAATTTCTAAATCTCTTGGAGGATGCAATCATTGACCTTGAAGATACTGAGGAAAAACCAATAGAGTTAAGTAATTTACAAGAACAATATAATAGAATCCAAGATAAGAAAGCACGGTTAAAATATCTGTTCATAGAAGGAGATATTCCTAAGAACGAATATAAAAAAGATATGTTAACACTGACCCAAGAAGAAAACATAATTCAAAAACAACTAGCTAATATAACGGATACAGCATCTCCATTTGAAATAAAAGAACTTTTAAATCAGTTGAAAGATGAATGGTACAATTTGAACAACGAATCAAAGAAAGCAGCAGTAAATGCGATTGTATCTTCTATTACAGTCGATGTGATAAAACCTGCTCGTGCAGGTAAGAATCCAATTCCACCAGTAATAAAGGTTATAGACTTCAAAATAAAATAACCGCGACCTAACTGTATTTATTTGATGTAGTTAGGTTGTGTTTAATTGACCATACCATGGCGTTTGGAATGCACTGCCGCCTGACTCAATTAATCCACTCAGCTGTTCTTTATCAAATAGCTCGTGTAAAATTGAGCCTTTATCCGTTAATAAATCTTGTATCCATACTGTTACTGCTTTCGTATAGTGCGGATTATGTGTTTTTGGATACGGGCTCTTCTTTCTATATAATATCTCATTTGGAAGTAACCCTTCTAACGCTTTACGCAATAGACCTTTTTCGCGGTTTTTATACATTTTCATTTCCCAAGGAATATTCCACGCATATTCGACAAGTCGGTGATCTGCAAATGGAACGCGCACTTCTAAGCTTGCCCCCATACTCATGCGGTCTTTTCTGTCTAATAATGTTGTCATAAACCATACCATATTTAAATAAAATAATTGGCGTCTTTTTGCTTCTAGCGGACTTTCCCCATCTAAAATAGGAACTTCTTGAATGGATTCTTCATAGCGCTGCTGTACATATTGTTGTAAATTTAATTTATTTCTCCATTCTTTCTTTAGCAATTGTTCACGCGCTTCTGTAGAACGCATCCACGGAAATGCACTCGATTGTAAATCATCTTCTCTATAAAACCATGGATAACCACCAAATATTTCATCTGCACATTCCCCAGATAAACCAACGACAAAATCTTGTTTAATTTCACGACAAAACCATAATAATGACGAATCAATATCTGCCATACCAGGCAAATCACGAACGAGTACTGCTTCTGTTAAATACTGCGCTAATTGTTCATTTGAAATGACGCAGCGATGATGGATCGTTTGAAACGTCTCAGTCATCAAATGAATAAATGGTGCATCTGAATTTGGCTGAAACGCATTTGCTTTAAAGTATTTGTCATTATCTTCGTAATCAACCGAATACGTGTGTAATTGACCTTTTCCCGATTTTTCGTATTCTTTCGCAGCAATTGCTGTTATAGCGCTTGAATCTACACCGCCTGATAAAAAAGTACATAATGGTACATCAGAAACGAGCTGCCTTGTAATCGCATCTTGTAATAAAAAGCGTGTTTTTTCTACTGTTTCTTCAAAAGAATCTTCATGCTTTTTACTTTCTACATTCCAATATCTCCATATACATAAACCGTTCTTCGAAAATGTCATCGCATGACCTGGACGTAATTCTTTTATACCAGCATAAATACCGTGACCAGGCGTTCTAGATGGTCCAAGGCCAAATATTTCAGATAATCCTTCTAACGTCACTTCCGCCTTCACATCTGGATGCACCAATATCGCTTTTAACTCTGAGCCAAATAGTAATCGCCCACTGTCATATTTATAAAATAGTGGTTTTACCCCTAATCGATCGCGCGCAATAAACACTTGTTCTTTCTGTTCATCCCATACAGCAAACGCATATATACCGTTTAAATGATCGACACATTCTTCTTTCCATTCGATATAAGAAGCTAACAATACTTCCGTATCAGAGTGACCTTTGAACGTATATCCTCTTCTTAATAGTTCCTTTCGAATGTCTTCCGTGTTATACAGTTCGCCGTTATAGCAAATTGCATAATTTGCTTCATCCTTTAAACAAGTCATCGGCTGTTTACCACCTTCAGGATCAACAACGATTAACCGTTTATGCCCAAATGCGACATTGCCTTTAATCCAAACTTTATTATCATCTGGGCCACGCTTCGCTAACGTCTCAGCCATCTTCGTAACGACGTCCCGTTCTCCTTCTAATGAGCGTTTATAATCCACCCATCCTGTAATCCCGCACAT